TGTGGATGTAGCAGTTCCAGAAGAACCGTCACCACCAATAGTCACAGCAGGCGCGGATGAATATCCATAGCCTGGGTTTGTGATTGTGATTGCGGTTACAGCACCACCAGATATAGTTGCAGTTCCAGTAGCAGTAATACCACCTTGAGCGGGGGTAACACCAGTTGGGTCAGCAAATGTGACAGTTGCGGATGTATATCCAGAACCACCAGCAGTTACCGTTCCAGAACCGACTGATAATCCAGATGCGGATGCAATGTCAGCGATTTCTACTTTGAGAGCATTACCTAGCGTGCCTGGGTATTTTGCTGCCCATGGCCCGACTGAACCTTCTCCAGCGGAGTATGATTCATTGTATTGTTCTCTATTTTTAATTTGAACAGCAGTTCCAGTTGATACTGCATTTCTAGCAGCAGCTCCTACTTCTCGGACATTTAACAGTTGTGAACCGTATGCCAAGAAACTTGATGCCGTCATGTGGTCATAATATACACTCAATGTGGGTTTACCGAACCTCTCAACAAGATTGTTCTCAGATTGTACTGCGACTATCTCGTGAGCTGGGCCCCATTGATAGTCTCCCACGATTCCACCAATAGTGGTGGCAACAGCGGGGACAACATTTGTGAGGTCTTTTTCTTGTACTAAGACGCCAGGCGATAATTGGAAAGCCATTTTGTTCTCCTTCGTATTTCGTTTTTAATCTATCTTGACTAAATAGTTATTCCTTGCAATTATTTATAAAAATTTTTCTTTCTCATCTGCCCATATCCAATAGTCACCATCCATAACTTCTGCTTCTGGTTCATGTCCATCTACAACAAGCCCGAAAGGTGTCAAATCATTTTCTATCATTCTCATCTGTGAGTTGTACAAATTGTCACGAATATCTACATTAGTCAAATCCTTAAAGAATGTATTGGTTGATAACCATGCAAATAGTACCATACACATGGCAAGGTCATCGTGGTATCCTTCATCAGCAGCAAACGAACCATGTCTTTCAACAAATGTTGATAGTTCACTAATACATTCAGCATCAAATAATAAGAACTTCTGTTCTTCAATCAAACTTTTTAGTGCCAAACACCCCTGTCTCTTAACTGCTTTTGATGTTCGTACACCTAGAGTACTTTGTTTTCCAAAGCCAGGCGAAACATACTGTTTGTTCTTTTCCTGTACTGTACTAAAAATGTTCTCATACTCTAGTTCTTGGTGAAGTATATCAACTACTTGTTGTCCGATATCATTCGTTTCAAGTAATACATACGCACCGTTATAATCTTTTGCGACTTTTCCTATGAAGTCTGGATATAACAATGGTGAAACTTTGTTATCTCTATACTTACCTACAACTTTAAACGGCATCTCTGTGATATCAATCACAATGAAAGCCGAGAAATCTCCACCTATACCTCTCGCGGTATCTGCCGAGATTACATAGTATTTATCGTCTTGAGGTTCTTCATATATCTCTAGTCCATCCTTCTTATAAACTGGGTCAACTGAGGACATAGTAGCAAGAGATTTACCACTAATCAAAGTATTCGTTGACCCCAAGAAGTCACACAACACCTCTTGGTTAAACTTTACTTCACCCAACAAATCAAATTGTTCTTGTGTCCACTTGTCATCGCGGCCTGGGATTTCAGTATGCGGTATAAACATATTCTCAAATCCATTAGTGCCTTTCTCTGCCTCATTCCAGAATTTCCAGAAATGATTGTATCCCAGAGGCGTGGATGTCAATAGAATCTTTGTGGTCTCACCAGCAGAGATAGTAGGATATACAGATGCAAAAAACTCATCTGCTATATTGTTTGGTATAATTGCAGCCTCATCAATGTACAACCAGTTAACTGATTTACCCCGAATACCAGATGATGTGGTTGCAGATGTAAACACGCGAGAACCATTCTCTAAGTCCACATCCCCCTTGTTCCATGTCTTGACTCCCTGTTGCATCCATATAGGAATATGCTCATACATAGTCTGGTATCTTGATAATACCTCTCTGGCAGCTGCGGTCTTGTTCGCCATTATAGCGATGTTCTTGTCTGCATTGAATATAGAGTAATGTAATATACACGCGGCTGCTGTTACCGTCTTACCTTGCTGTCTACCTTCCATTAGAATAGTCTTTCGATTATTCATGATGAAATCAACCTTCTTTTTCTGACAGTCGTACAGTTTGAAAGGTTGTAGACCTTTATCCAAGGTTACTATTTGACAGTAATTCTCAATAAAATATATTGGGTCATTCTCACACTTTGCAAATTCTTCTAGTTGTTCTTTCTCAAAGTTGTGTTCGTATCCAATTGGTTTTAGATTGGGATTACCGTGATATGATAGTTCATTTGCCATTTACTTCACTCCCAATCCATCCCACGATTCAGGCCTGCCGGCGTATCCATTTATTTCACAATACGATTGTTCCTTCACAAAATCAAAGAACTCTTTTGGTTCGTGGTCATATGGTATATTTGGTATACCTCTCTTGTCATCATTAATAATATTAAAACACATGAATTTATTGTGGTCTCTTGCTTCTTTTGTATCTTTCTTTATCTTATTTATGGGATAACTAATCAACTGTTTAAACTGTTCATAGAATGCTAGAAGTCTATGATTCTCATCTTCAATATCATCGAATGAGTAATCTATTAAATCTCTATGCAATTTGAATCCCATGTTTTCAATTTCTTTGTAATATCCTTTTCCACAAAAACTAAAAAGAACTTTCTTGTGAAAAAGAGGTTTGAATGTTTTCTCCGTAAACCAGATTCTATCAGTTCTTGTTTCGACACACAAGTCTATAAGTATCTTATCATAAAATGGTGATGGGGCTTGGCAAAGATGCCAGTTCCCAGTTAACCCGAATTGATGTAACCACTTTCTTTTAACATCAATGTATATTCCTCGTCTTAAAAAAGAACAATATTTATTTAACAATTCATCCTTCTCTAACAGATTCCACAACTTTACTCTAAACTCTCGGTCTGTGGAATTTAGAAACTGAAAGTGTGTATCCTCATCTACATCTAATACAGGAGAAGTTGTTCTGTGAATATCTTCATCAAAATAAGAACCATGTGCAATAGTTTGATATAAAAAGTACAGAGGATAATTATCATGTTTAGCATTGCGTGGCATTATATGATTGTAGTTTTCCCACCCACTATCCATTATGGTAAATGTTATATCGGGAAACTCTTGGAGTGTCTTGTAATTAATTCTTTCTGATTTGCGTTGTTTTGGATTTACAATTTCTTCTTTAAAATTATGAACTACAATATTTCTATATTTACTGAACTCTTCTTCTAATTTTTCAAATGAAAATCCCTTTTCCCATATTTGCGCTAAGAAATAATGTGGTTCACTCTCTGCCATGGTCATCGTACGCCCAATGGGTAAGTAATAATAATGTAGTTGGTTCTGGGTCACTCTGGGTCATGGTCTATGATTTTCTCGTTTTCCTTCTTTAATGCCTTTAACATCTCAGAAGTTGTACCAGTAAACACTAGGTTGTTTGTTGTTTTACTGATAGTCTTGGGTTCATCTGAATTCTTTTCAATTCGATGTTTCTTCTCTTGGACTTCCATCATATCCTTAGCTTGTTCACCCATAGTCTTAATGATTTGTCCAGCAACTTCATAGGCACGAGGATTATCACTATTGGTTGCAACATTTAAAATACCTTGAGCGGCTTCTTCCGCGTACTCAGCAGAACGCTTCAAAAGATTTCTTGCTTCCTCAAAATCCTTATCTAGTTTCTCTTCATTTTTTTCAGGCACAGCGACAACACCACCCTTCTTTTCAGTAAGTTCTGTAGTTACGGTGTTGAATGTTTTATCAAGTGCATCAAATACTTTATTTTTTGGCATAGTTATACATAAGTTTGGTCAAACTCCTCCACGAACCTATATGGGTCATCCTTATAGGGGTCTGCATTATAATTAGGTGGTTCCTCAAATGTCACGGTAGGTGCTTCTGAATAACCACTTCCAGCGTCATCTATAACAATATTAGTTACTACTCCATCTGTTAACTCAGAATGTGCTCTCGCGTTACCAGTAAGAGTAATATTTGGTGGACTAGTATATCCTGCTCCACCATATGTTATAGTAAATCCTGTTACCGAACCACCAGATATTGTGGCAGTTGCGGTTGGTAGTGTTGTCGCTACGGAAAATGACTGTGTGACTTTTGGGCCACCAAACTCATTATTCTCATATGTTTCTGCTATTGCCTTCTTGATAAACGACTGATTACTTACAAATCCATAATAATTTAATTTCATGGTAAAGTTAAGTGTCCAGTTAATACTTTGTCTATCTGCAAATGCACCTTCAAATGTATCTTCGTAACTAACACTATCTAAAGTTATTTTTATATCTCTTTTAATACCCAACTCAGGCAAATCATTTATTGTCACATTGAAATCTGGGTTGAAGTATGGAAAAATTTGTTCTACTATCTGTAATGCGTCTTCTTGATTTTTTGCAAATACATATAAAGACATGTTCATATCATATGGTGTAGATACAAAACTTGTTCTATATGAATTTGTTTCCGCACCACTAGTAGTTATGTTCTTTTGTACAGGAGAAACCTTTCTAGATGGGTCATACTGGAAACCTACTATTTCAAATCCCATTCGTGGCAAACTAATCGCCACTTCTCCACGCGATTCTGTAGTTGGAATTGCTTCAATCCTAGTCAAAAACTTTTGTTTTGTAGAATATGAAAGAGGAACCCTTATTACTTGTTCAGTAACACCACCAGCATTTGACCTGTTTATTTGGATATTATTAAAAATAGTACCAAATGCAATTATGGCTTTGCGTGTATGTTGATTGTAAAATTGTTTATTCTTAAACATTATATTTCACCAAATGGATTCTTCTCTGTAAAGTCTAATATGTTTGACGCGGCTTGCCAAGAATCAAAGTCTTCGTTATCCACACCAACATTTCCTCTACTGGTTTGGAAACTCTCTAGTATCAGAGTAGATTGGTCTTCTAGTCTTAACAAGTCGCCATCCTCCAACTGGAACTGGAACTGTAGAATGTCAAGACTTTGCAAGTCTTCGATTCCATCGATATCACTATCACCAGTATCAAGTCTTTCTGAACTGTATTCAAAGAGTTCGCATTGAAGTCTGAATGTGTAAATCTTTCCTAACTGATAGAACGGATTCTGAAACTCTACTAGTTTAATTTCAAATAAAGATTTTGTTTTTGGGAAGTATAACAAATCACCTTCAGCTGGTCTTGCTGTTAACTGGAATGACCCACCAGCATCTTCTTCTCTATCAACCATCTGTTCCCACCTTCTTTTAGAAAGAACAAATGTTGCTTGGTCTCTAATTTCTATTCCAAACCTAGTGAATAGTTCTCCTTCACCCTCATATCCTTCTACATTTTCCATGTACATTTCGAGAGGATATTGTTGCGTGAACTTAGATAATTCATCTTCATCAAAAATAGTATCCCTGTTTACCAAAGTCCTAGGCATATAATGAACATCGTGTCCATATATCTTCAGGCTCTCAATAACTAAGTCTTCTACTAAACGCTGTTCGTTAGCAGTTCCACTTGTATTGCCAGATTGGAAGTAAACATTCGTTGCCATTTATTTACCCTGTCATCATCATTGGGGGTAACTCATACTTCATTTGCATTTCATCTTCTATAATAGAAATTTCTTGAACTGCTTCTCCGTATATCTGGTCACCATTGAGTGTTACTCCGCCTGGCAACGCGATTCCCCCGAACTTTTTCATGTTCTCGCCCCATTGTCTTTTGATAAGAGCAGTAGCATATCTTTTCAAGAACATATCATCATAAACCTCTGTGAATGTATCTGGGTCTATTATAGCATATGCTTCCGCGACTATATAATTATCTATATCAAAAGTTGTATCCATGTCCGTATCTATATACATTCTGTTTGTTTTTCTGTTGAATCTAATAGCTCTTTCATTACTGAATATACTTTCTAACACATTCAAATGTGTCTTAACCATTGAGTAGTATGTAATGTCAGCAGAAAGTAGATTGTATAAGTCATTCA